GAGCGCTCGACCGTCGCCGAGCTGGTGCTGCCGAACACCCGCACTTGGTACACCTTCCAGGCCTACGTGAGCGACTTCCCGTTCGATTTCCAGGGCAATGCCGTGGTCACTACTGCGGCGACCATGCAGCGCAGCGGCTCCGGCGTCTGGCTGCGTAAGGCGCAGACCCCGTGAGCCGCGCCGCCAAGAAGACAGCCACCGCGCGTGCAGTGAGCCTGAGCGTGGCCGGCCTGCAGAAAGCAGGTGCGTTCACTGGCCGGCCAGTGGAGAAGGAGATCCGCTGGAAGCAGGGCGACGAAGAGCTGACCGCCACCGTCTATGTGCGGCCGCTGGGCTTCCAGGCGGCGGTGTCCGACGTGCTGTCTGCCACGAACAAGCACGATGGTGTGGCCGGCCGCATCGCGGCCAGCATCTGCGACCAGGACGGCAAGGCGGTGTTCACCGTCGCTGATATCACCGGCGAGGCCGATCCGGAGCGCGGTGCCCTGGACGGCAACCTGTCGGTGGCGCTGCTGATGGCCATCGGTGAGGTGAACAACCTGGGAAAAGCTACGAGCTGACCCCCGAGGATGAGGTGTGGTGCGAGCTGGTCCTGAACGGGATCGGTGGCCGCAGCATCGCTGAGGCAATGGAATGCCTCAGCATCCGGGAGTTCCAGCTCTGGAGCGTGTACCGCGCCAAGCGCGGCAGCCTGAACCTCGGTGGCCGGATGGATGCAGCGACAGGGATGCTGGCCGCGCTGTTCGCCAACTCGAACCGCAAGCCAGGCAGCGCTCAGTTCAAGGCCACCGACTTCATGCCCTACGTGGATGCCGAGCCCATCAGCCTCGAGGAGGCGATGAAGCAGTGGTAGCCGGTCCGTAGGGCGTGCATCAATCCGGCCGGCCATCGGCCGGCCCCTGCAGCAGAGAGAGCTATGTCCCGGTCCCTTGGTACGCTGACCATCGACGTGATCGCCGAGGTCGGCGGATTCGCGTCCGGCCTGGACAAGTCCGAGCGCCGGGCGGAGAAGTGGCGCAAGAAGGTCGAGGCCGAGGCGAAACTGGCCGGCCTTGCACTTGGTACTGCTATCGCCGCGGCGGTGGTGATGATCGGGCGTAACACCATCGCGGCCGAGCGCGAGGTGGCACAGCTCGACGCCATCATTCGGTCCACCGGTGGTGCGGCCGGCTACACCCGTCAGCAGCTGCTGGACATGGCTGACACGCTCTCGAGCAAGTCCACGTTCAGTGGCGGCGAGATCGTTGAGGCCCAGACGCGGCTGCTGTCCTATTCGGGCATTCTGGCGTCAAACATCCCCCGCGCGATGCAGGCGGTCATTGACCAATCGGCACGCCTCGGTATCAGCGTCAGCCAATCGGCAGAGACCATCGGACGGGCACTGGAATCGCCCAGCAAAGCCGCCGCCGCTCTCGCCCAGCAAGGTTTCGGTGCAGCCTTCACTAAGGAGGTGCGCGGCACGATCGACGAGCTGGTCAAGGCTGGCAAGGAGGGCGAGGCTCAGGTGATGATCCTGGAGATCCTCGAAGAGTCCTACGCTGGTGCAGCGCAGGCTGCGCGTGACACCTTCGGCGGCGCGCTGCAGGCGCTGGGCAACACCCTGAACGACATCACCACGGCGAAGGATGGAAGCCTCAAGGGAGCTACCGCCGCCGTCAATGACCTTATCGATACCCTGAAGGATCCGAAGGTCAAGGAGGGATTCGACAGCATCGTCACCCTGGTGGCCAATCTGTCCAGCGAGCTGGCGAATGGTGTTGTCCGGATAGCTGGTTTCATTTCCAAGGTCCGGGATCTCGCGAATCTAGACGCTGGTGGAAGCGTCCAAGACGCAGGTGAGGCTGCGCTCAACGAGCAGATGGCTCGGCTGAACGGGTTGATCAATTACGCGAAGCAGAACAAGACAGGCCTCCTCGGCATCCCACTTACGGATACCCAGGAGGCTGCCAGACTCAAGCAGATCAACGATCTGACCCAGCAGCGTATCGGCATCCAGCGGGAGCTAACTGAGCGCTACAAGTACCAACGGGCTGCAGAGGCATTCAAGGGCGTCACCGCGTCGGTAGATAGCACGGCAAAGTCCAGCGACAGTGCGGCCAGAGAGGCTGCCGCCGCCGCAGCCGCGGACGCAGACAACGCGAAGCAGCGTGTTGCCAGCCAGCAGCAGCTTCAGCGCGCTTACGAAGCCAGCGGGCTACAGCTCAGGCGCCAGATCGAGTTGTTCGACACCAGCGCGGATCGATCTGGCAAGGCCACCGAGCTGCAGCGCCTCAACTTTGAAATGGCGCAGGGGAGCCTGCAAGGCCTGAACGCTGCCCAGCAAGAACGTCTGCGCGCACTGGCGACCGAGATTGACCGGTTGGCAGGGGTGAAGTCAGCGAATGAGGAAGCGGCGAAGGCCACCGAGGCTTTCGTCAAGTTGAAGGACGACCTGAACAAGAAAGATTCGCTCGGTGTCGAATTGGCGCGAGACCGCCTGAAGACCCTGCAGGCGGCCGCGGCTGTTGGTGCAGCGAATGATCAGGACTACGCAGCAACCGCCGCTAAGGTGATTCAGCAGGTCGGAGGAAATGGCGCGGCCTACTACAAGGGGCCAGATGCCATCTATGGTGGATCAAGTGGCGAGTTTGCAAAGATCGATTCGGCCCAGGAAGCTGAGCGGCTGAAGTTCGCGGCGCAGCTGGAAGCCCTGGAAGAGAATCGACAGGCGCGGTTTGACCTCGAAGCAGAGTGGAACGCGCAGGAGCTGCAGCTGCGTGAGGAGCACGAAGCAAATTTGGGCCGTCTCGACAGAGCGCGGTGGCAGGTCGCGGCCACCGAAGCGCAGTTGGCTCTCGGAAGCATCACGGACGTGATGCGGACTAGCTTTGGCGAGCAATCCGCGCTCTACAGGGCTGCATTCGTGGTCCAGAAGGCGGCAGCTATCGCGCAGTCTGTCATTGCGATCCAGCAGGGTATGGCCATGGCCGCAGCCAACCCCTGGCCGACCAATCTTGCCGCGATCGCTTCGGTAGCCGCCGCAACTGCCGGCATCGTCTCCAACATCGCCGCTGTGGGCATGGCCCACGACGGTATCGATAGCGTTCCCGAGACGGGAACCTGGCTGCTGCAGAAGGGCGAGCGGGTCACCACCGCGGCCACCAGCGCCAAGCTGGACGCAACCCTCGACCGCGTGTCCCGCGATTCTGCTGGCGGAGGTCGGGGCGACACCTTTGAGATGAATTTCAACGTGAACGGCTCCATCAGCGAGCGGGAACGGCTGATGCAAGAGCAGACAGTGAGGCGCGCAGTGGCCTTGGCGCGGCAGGACCGCGTAGCGGATACCACATCCGGCACCGGTCCCCAATCGCGCGCGATGCGATCGAACTGGAACATCAGAAGGAAGGTCGGGTAATGGCTCTGATCATGCAGCCGAAGTGGTTACCCGAACCGCTGCGCGAGGGCTATGGGCTGCGCCACGTGTCCCCGCAGACACGGTCCACCTTCGTAAGCGGGCGATCCCTGCCGCGGCGGGCCTACACCGCGACCCCGAGCCAGACTGAGGTGCGATGGCTGTTGAATGACCAGCAGGCTGCTCTGTTCGAGAAGTGGTTCCAGGAGCAGCTGTTCGATGGCGTGTCCTGGTTCGCATGCCGCCTTCGCAGCCCGCTGGGGATGGACTACTACAAGGCGCGTTTCACCGACATTTACGACGGTCCGACGTTGACCAACAGCAACCTGTGGATGTTCACGGCACAGCTGGAACTGTACCTCCGGCCGCTCCTGGCAGATGGATGGTCCGAGTATCCGGAAGGCTTCCTGCAGGCCAATGTGATCGACCTGGCCGCAAACAGGGAGTGGCCCCAGCCATGAGCATTATTGAACGACTGTACGCGTCCGGGGGCAGCGAGATCGAACACGAAACTCTGGCCATCACCGTCGGTGGCGAAACCCACTACCTGACCAAGGGGTGGGAGGACCTGACTGCAGTGCTGGAAACTGGCCAGACGGTGAACTTCAAGGCCTGCGGTATGGACGTGGCCAAGCCGGCGCGCAACGCCGACGGCGTGCAGGATCTGCGGTTCGCCCTGACCAACATCGATGGCGTGGTGAGCACCAAGATCCGCGCCGCGCTGGCCGCTCGGCAGGAGATGACCGTAACCCTGCGGGTCTACCTGAGCAGTGATCTGCTGGCGCCAATCAAGCGCCCGCTCTCGATGGTCATCAAGGGCGGGCAGTGGTCAGCCACCGAGGTCCAGGTGACCGCCGGTTTCATGAACATCCTCGACACTGCTTGGCCGCGCGACCGCTTCAACCTCTCCAAGCACCCAGGGCTGCGCTACATCTCATGACGATCGACCTTGAAAAATACCTGGACGTGGTCTGGGTCAGCGGCGGCCGCGTGTTTCCCGAACTGGACTGCTATGGCGTGGTCAACGAGGTTCGTCGGGATCTTGGGTTGCCGGCTTGGGATGAGCATCCGGGCGCTACCCGGGAGGATCTGCCCGACCTGGCAGAGCAGGCGGTTCTGCAGCATGCGGGCAGCGACCTGGTGGAGGGTGCCGTGGCGTTCTGCTACGAAGGCAGCATGGTGACCCACGTTGCCGTGCTGGTGGAGGTAGACGGCCGCATGTGCACGCTGGAATGCAACGACGGTCGCAACGTGACGGTGCTGCCGGTGGCGCGCTTCGAGCGCCGTTTCAACCGTGTGGAGTACTACGCGTGATCCGGGTGTTTCCTTCCCGTATGCCCGGTGAAGCGCTGGAAACCCACCAGCATGGCCGGATGACGGTGGATGGCTGGCTGCGGGCGAACGTACGCGGGTACACCGGAGAGGGTGAGCAGCCGATCGAGCTGGAGGTGGACGGCGCACCGGTTGCGCCAGAGGCTTGGGCAGCCACCTGGATCGACGCTGGCAGCGACGTGCGCATCTATCCGGTCCCTCATTACGAGGGCATTGCCGCGGTGATCTACTGGGTTGTGGTTGCAGTAGTGGCTGCGTATGCCATCTACATGGCCAACAATCTGCCTGGTAGTCGAAATGGGCAGGGCGACAGTCTCAGCCTCGACACGGCTCGGGCGAACACCGCGCGGCTCGGGAGCCCGGTGCGCGAGGTTCTGGGGCGATGCCGCGTTTGGGCCGATTACTTGGTCCAGCCGGTTTCCCGCTTCGTAGGCGAGAAGTCCTATCGAACCCACATGTTCGTGTGCGTGGGGAAAGGTCGGCACATCATCCCCGTGGGCTCGGCCCGGCTGGGGAATACGCCTATCAGCTCGTTCGGCAGCGACGTGCAGATGACCATCTACCCACCGGGTGCGGATGTGAGCGGCGACGTGCGCTCCGAGAACTGGGTGAACTCCACCGAGGTCGGGGCGACGGCCTCCGGCACGGCCGGCCTGGATCTGAGCGACACGGCAGACGTGTCTACGGGTATCAACGCTGATTCGGTGACTGTATCGGGAAACATCATCGCCCTGAACAACGCAACGGTCACCGATGCGAACGGAAATGAGCGGCCGACCAACTCCGTGCCCAGCAGCTGGGTTGTCGGCGCCGTGCTCACGCTCAAGGTGGCTGCCTCCTTCACCGCAACTACCAGCGGCCTCTACTCGATCATCGCCGGCAGTGCTGTGGCGGAATTGGCGCCCTACGTGGGCATGCCGGTGCTACTGACCTACAACGGGGCCGACTACGCACTGTTCGTGGCCAGCTACGTTCCTGGCTCGCCGGCTGTGCCCGGTGTTGGTGGCAGCGCTGCCCGTGTGACGGGATCGGCCGCCGCTAGCAACTTCGATTTCAGTGCCTCTCCGGTCACCTTTGGAATCAGCTGGCGGGGAACCACCTACAGCGTTGCCCTGGTGGCGAACTACATCACTCTCGGCGTGCTGCTGACCGCCATCAACGACCAGTTGGTGGACAGCGGTTTGGTGGCCACCCAGTCCGGCGGTGTGGTCACGATTGTGGAGGCGGCCAGCCCGTTTGCTGGTGGGAGCATCACTTACAGCGGCTTGCCGGCCTCGGTCTTCGGCAGCAGCCCAACGTCCACGGCGGGTGTGGCCACGAGCGGTGGAACACCTGCGACACAGCCCCGGGTGACGTTGGCCTATGACGGCCCTACTGGAACTGCTTTCGGTGGTCTGCCGCCTGGCGTGGTGTCGCTGTCAATGTCGCGCGGCCAAAGCGACTATCGAATTGCGGCAGTGGCCGGGCTCACCTTGGCTGTAGAGCGACTGACAGAGGCTGGCGTGGTCGACACGAGCTGGCCAGGCTGGACCAACCGGACGGCCACCGACTACAGCGCCACCGGCTTCCAGGAGGGCGAGGAGTGGCTGGGGCCCTTCCTGGTGTGCCCGAACGGCGAAACCACGGATGCGTTCGAGTACGACTTCAACTTCCCCGGCGGCCTCATCTGGTACACAAGCAAGGGCAACAAACGCACGTTCACGGTCAGCATCCGCGTTGGGTATCGGGTGTATGGCTCAGGCGCGCCCTGGACGGTTCGGACTCACACGTACACCGGATACTCGGAAGATGCCGTGGGCTTCACCGAGCGCATCACCCTCGGCGTCCCTGGGCAGGTCGAGGTGCGGGTCAGGCGGGTGACCGAGCGCGGGGGCAACTCGGCACGGGATGCGTGCTACTGGCAGGGCCTTCGCGCCCGTCTGTCGCAGCGACCGACTCGCTACGACGACCTGACGACCATTGGCCTGACGGTGACCACCGGCACGAAGCTGGCAGCGCAGACGACCGCCGGTTCAACGTGGAGGCTACACGGCTGTACGACCAGGGCACTGCACGCAGTATCAGTGGCGCCATGATCCACGTCATGCGGTCCCTTGGCCTGCCGGCGGACCAGATCGATACGGATACGCTCCAGCACCTGGAGGACACCTACTGGACCCCGCGCGGCGAGTTCTTCGACTTCAGCGCGGAGAAGTCCGGCACGAGCGCACTGGACATGCTGCAGATGGCGGCGCAGGCCGGCATGGGCTACTTCCTGCTGATCGATTCGATGTGTTCGGCAGGCCGCGAAGGGGTGAAGGGCTGGCGGGGCGGGATCTCGCCGCAGCGCCAGCTAGAGCCGCTGAGCACGTCGTTCATATCGCCGGGGCCGGACGACTACGACGGCGTGGACGTGACCTACATCGACGAGGTGACGTGGGCGGCGGAAACCGTGGAATGCCGCCTGCCGGGCGTCACCGAGCCTTGGAAGGTCGAGTCCTACGAACTTCAGGGTGTAGGGACTCGCGATCGCGCGTACCGGATCGGCATGCGGCGCCTGATGAAGCACCAGGGCCAGCGCCTGACCTACAAGACAAAGACCGAGATGATGGGCCTGGTCTACCAGTACGGCGACCGGGTCAAGCTGTTCGATGACATTCCGGGGTCGAGCACCACCAGCACCATGATCGAGTCGGCCCGGCTGGAAGGCACCCGCCTCCTGATCGAGGTGGGCGAGTACCTGGATTGGAGCCTGTCGGCGCCGCGGTGCCTTGTCCGGTTCCAGGACGGAACGCTATCGAACGTGATGGTGCCCACCCGGGTCGACGACCACCGGCTGACCATTGCCGCCTCGGCGTTGCCCGGCGAGCACGCGTTCAACACCTGGATCATGGACGACCCGACGATTGACCCGCCGGAGCTGATTTTCTGCGACAGCACGCGCGCTGGGTACGACGCCTTGCTGGCCGAACTCACGCCAGGCGAAGACGGCTCGGTTGAGCTGACCGCCGTGCAGTACGACCCCGCCTTCTACCAATACGACGACGCCACGGCGCCGTAGCACCACTGGAGACTTACCCAGATGACCAAGTTCAACACCGGCAACCCGGTGGGCTCGAGTTCGCCCCTGGATCTGTACGACAACGCTGAGAATCTTGACGCGGCGACCAACAGCCTAGATCAGATGACTTGGAAGGATCGTCTCGGGCGTGATCGCAAGACGTGGGCCGGAGTTGAACAGTCGGCGCCTATAGCTGTGGGAGCAGCAAATGCTGCGGCCGCGTCTCAGGTGGCAGCCAAAGCTTCGGCTGATGCTGCTGCAGCCGCTGCCGCGACGGACTATATCGAGACCCGCTGGTCAACGCTTTCCGGCAAGCTAGGCGGGGGGGTAGGACGAGGCGGCGTGGTCATTGGCGACAACGGGACGCACACTGATCCTGTAACTGGTCAGCCGGTTCCCAATTCAGGGCAGTACCGATGGACCGGCAGCGCCTGGCAGTGGCTGCGCGGCGATGTGATTACAGAAAAATCGGACTACTCTCAGGTTGATCTGCAACTTGAGATCATCGGTACAACATTGAACGGTGGAGCTTCGGGAAGCTCGTACTTCAAGGGATTTGTGCCGGACAGTGGGGGCACTATCAATCTCTACTTCTCTGCCGGGGCGATTGGTATCCGTGACCGCCGTGGCGGCGCATCTATTCATCGTGAGATTTCAATCGCCTCAGACACGTCTTATGCAGTAACGCCTGGTCAGATCCTAATCTGGGATTTCACATCCAACCAGTTCACGGTGCAGAACAACTTTGATAATCGGCCGAGCAGCTATGCCCTGCTGGCGTACAACAAGTTTGGCCAGATTGTTTCTGGTCTACTGCTCGACGTCATGCTCCGCATGACTGATGACCTCCGAGAATGTCAGCTGGTGGTATCGCCGTGGTACACGGATGGGATCATTAGCTCGGGCGTTGTGCCTATGACGGTGGACCTCAGCACTTCCGGCTTGTTTCTGGTCGCCGCCAGTGGAAAGCAAGTTCAGACGCTGGCGACTGGAACGTATCCGGATAAGTTCAATGTTCCCGCCAACTCAGTTTTGCTTTGGGATCTTGTTCGGAACGTGGTGGCGGTGTACTCAAACAACGCCGTCAAGCCAATGCCACACATTCTGCTGACGAACTGTCGCACGGGAGGTTATGGGACTACTGGACACCTGGTTGAGGCGCGAAATTCGTTCAATGCGATCGGTGATCACGCCGCCGTTGCGCAGCTTAATTCGCGGACTAAAATTCAGTTCTCCCACATCACGTTCTCTCGCGACTCGAGCATGTCTTCCCCGATCGCAGTGGACGGCGCCAGGGTCACGGCCACCGGCTTGACCATGTTCGCGATTGGCTGGACCGGTGCAAACGTCAAGCAGATTTCGCCTGGCACAACCGGCGCCATCACCGCCGTGTGGAACTTTGGTGACAATGAGGTTCTGATCTGGGATTGGGACACGAACACCGTTCGCAAGATCGGCAACAACGCTGTGCGGCCTCTGCAGTTCGTCACCCTGCTCATGAGGAAGAATGGTGCTTTCATCGCTGGTGAGATGCTGGGGATGGTGCTGGATTCCAGTATCCCGAAGTTTGCACTGGATGATAGTCAGGCAGATTCAACGGAAAGCCGCTGCATTGTGTTTCGCGGAAAGTTCTCTGCTCAGGGCCTGACCATCGTCCGTGATCGTGTCTGGTCTTTCGAGGCTTCTCCGGCAGACCACAGCAGCGCGGCAGCGGTCGTGCGCTATTGGTCCGATTTGGAGGGGGGCTTTGCCCCGACCGGCGGCCTCACGCATAACTTCGGCCACGTTGCCACGGCCGACTACAACCCGCGCAATGACGTTCTTCTGATGGGGAACGGGGAGAGCGCTACAACCGTTCTGCCTCGCCTGGACCTTTTGCTCGGTGCCAGTGGCTATTCCGATGGCTCCTTCTTGGACTTCAGCAACCCGGCAGGTACGCCGCGGATTTCCATTGAGTTCTTCGTGACGGACGGCGCTGGAGCAGTTGTGAAAGAAATCGGCGGAAGCGGGGCCGTCGCGTGCTGGGGGGAAGCCGACCACATCATCTACATGATGACTGGACAGGGCACCTATGCCCACCGAATCTTCAAGGTCGTGCTGGGCATGGGGGCCAACGACTTCAGTGATAGCGCTGGCACGAACCTGCAACGTTGGGGAGCGTTCGTCGCCGGCAAGGCAGACAATGAGTACAACGGCACCGCGCTTGTGTACCAGATCTACACCGGCAAGGAATACAACGTTTCACAGGGTATGTGTTTCCACGATGGAAAGCTGTTCTATGGCATCACTTCGACGTCCCAGGCACTTGAGGTAATCGAGGTGTCCATGCGGGAGAACGGTACTTTCCGGACCGACCGGAAGTTCCGCTATGACGCGATCAAGAAGGATGGATCTAAGAACGTCATTGAGACAGAGGACTGCTGCATCTTCGGAGGACGATATCTGCTGGCCGGCGGGCGACACGAAGGCGAGTTCTGGTGGTGCCTTTTCCCGCTGTACAACGAGATGGGCGGGGTCGCAGATATTGGCGAAGCCGTGACGTTCCCGTTCGCCTGCAATCAAGTTCCCCAGCCGGTGATCACTGCGGTGGGGGGGGCGTCGGATCTGCGGATCGACGCGCTGGACCGCGAGGGCTTCATGGTCTCCTCGGAAGGTGGTGGCGCGGGCAAGTACCACTGGAGCGCAAGGATCTCCTGAACGACTAGGGCACAGGGACGTGCCCCGGGTTAGAATCCGCCCCTCAGGAAGGGGATAGCTATGCGCAACTCAAGGATCGACGCAGCCAAGTTCATTTTGATGGTACTGGTCGTCGCAGGACATCTCATCGAGTGGCTGCCCCTCGACTCGGATCAGGTGGTCTACCGCTGGATCTACATGTTCCACATGCCGGCCTTTGTCTTCCTATCAGGCTTGGTGTGCGCGGACGTTCTTGACGTGAGGCGTGCGCGGACGCTTGTCGCGTTCGTAGTCCTCCCATATTTGGCGCACCAGATGGCGACGAATGGCATGGTTTCCGTCCTCGGGAGGGAGCCGTTTGCTTATCAGGTCAGCAACCCTTACTGGGCGCTCTGGTATCTGGTGAGCCTGTTCTGTTGGCGCTTGCTGCTTCCCGTCATGGTTGCCACGGGGGCGCCGGTTCTTGTGGCTGTGGGTATCAGCCTCCTCTCCGGCTTAGCGCCTGAGTTCAATCATTCCTGGTCAATGGGCCGAACGGCGTCTCTGCTCCCGTTCTTTGTCATGGGTTACGTGTTTGCGCAGAACGGCGGCCCCAGGCTTCCGACCGGAAGGCCCGCTGTTGCCGTGGCCATGCTGGTGGCAGTCGGTGCCGCCGCATACCTTTCCCGGGAAGTCCCGCTGCAGTGGCTGTGGGCGCACACGCCTTACCAAGGGTTCGGCGTCGGGCCTGTTGAGGGGATATCGCTGCGCGCCGCCCAGCTACTGCTGGGGATGTTGGGTGCCATCGCAATCTTCATGCTGGTGCCCGACTCCGAGAAGATTGCGGGGTTGGGACGGCAGTCGTTGGCCATATTCATCGGGCACATCTACGTTTTGAAAGCAATGTATGCGTTCGGGATTATTGCCTTGATGTCAAGCCTGCAGCTACCAATTAAGGCGGTAGCCGTTTGCTTGCTGGCAGTGTTGATCGCGCTTGCATGCGCTCTTGGGGGCAGATTGTTCCCGTGGGCTTTTGATTTCACTTGGTTGTTAAAGCTGGTCGAGAGAGCAAGAGGGCTAGTTGGTCGAAGAGCAGCCACCAGAGCCTGATAGCGATCTTCCATCAGACAGCAAGCAGAAGATCCTCGCGGTTGTTCCGCGGCGTGTTCACCGCGCGGCTGACGCGGTAGGCCTCCATGGCCGACGGCTCGCTGGCCAGCAGCATCGCCATGGCGTCGTCGGGGCTCGCGGCCATCCACTCATCGATCTGGCCAGCCTGCAGCCACACCGGCATGCGGTCGTGGATGTCGGCCGAGACGCCGCTGCTGTCGCCGGTGATGATGGTGAAGGTGCCCAGGTTGCCGTCGGGCAGCAGGGGGCTGGTGTCCTCCCACAGGCCGGCGGCCAGCAGCGGCCCGGTGGCGTGGATGAACCACGGATCTTTCTTCCCGTCCTCGGGGCTGACCGACCACTCGTAGTAGCCGGCCATGGGGATGACGCAGCGGCGCTTCTTGAAGGCCGACCGGAAGGCTGGCCTGGGGGCCACCGTCTCGCTGCGCGCATTGATGGTCGCA